TTACTGGCAATATTACTGGCAATATCACTGGCGACGTATTTGCTACCAATCAAGCTCTTTCTGGAGCTGGCGCAGTCAACACAACTGATATGCTAACTAGTTTGACTACTACCGGAGCTACGCAAGCGTTGACTCTAGCTAATGGTACTCTTGGTCAAATCAAAATCATTAGTCATATTGTTGATGGTGGATCAGCGGTGTTAACTCCTACGACAAAAATTGGTTTTACTACAATCACGTTTACCGCTGTTGGTGATTCTGCAATGCTGATTTATACGGCTTTGGGTTGGGATGTAGTATCTCTAAACGGTGCTGTCGCAGCTTAATTAAATGAAAGGAGTTCGCTCCTTTCATATTTAACATTTGGAGAGCATCATGGCTGACGTAGTAGCATCACAAACATTGCTTGACGGTGAACGATTGTTTATTGGCAAGTTTACAAATATCTCTGACGGCACGGGTGAAACTGCGGTTGTCAAAATTAATCCATCAACACTTAGCGCAAATGCTTATGGTCGCGCATGTAATGGTGTTAAAATTAATAAAATTTGGTCAACCACACATGGTATGGAAGTCCGTATTTTATGGGACGCAACCACAGATGTGTTTGCATGGATGATTCCGCAAAATACCAATTATTTTATGGATTTCTCAAGTTTTGGTGGTTTGCAAAACAATGGTGGAACAGGTGTTAACGGTAACGTGTTATTCACAACAGTAGACATGTCTGCCGGTGATATGTACACAATTGTCATTGAATGTCTTAAAACTTATGCGGCGGCTTAAAGATATGACTAGTGAAATGCAGATCATGTTTTGGAATATTGGACTTTCACTTATCATCACAATCATCGGTGCTGTTTTGAAATACAAGTGTGATGAACTAACACGAATTAGCATTTTGCTAAATAAAACCCGCGAAGAAGTAGCGCGTGAATATGTCACAAAAGTGGAAGTTCACACAGAAATTGATCGTTTAATGAGTCGGCTGGAAATCTTAGATGCAAAGTTAGACAGAATTATAGAAAGGGGTTAATAAAATGAGTAAATCATTAAAATATGTAACAGAGTTCGAGTTTCCTGCTGACAAAGGCTACACAGGATCATGCGCAAAAGAACCTGCGAAAGGATACGCTAAAGGCGGTTCATGCAGTGGATACGCTAAAGGTGGATCATGCGGTGATAGCAAGATGATGAAAGCAAAAGGCGGTAAAGTTGTTGAACGTGCTACAGGTGAAAAATACCCAAGTCGTGAAGCAATGGTTCGTCATGAATCGCTTGAAACACCAAGAATGCAACGTGAAGAAGTGGTTCAACGTAAAATCGTTAAAGCGCCTCAGATGCGTAAACGCAGCGAACCTATGGTTGCTGCAAAAAACCGTAGACCTCCTGAAGGAGCGTTAAAAGCTATCGCTCAAGCTCAACCGAACGTTCCTGGTCAAGCTATGATGAAGAAAGGCGGCGCGGCAAAGTCAGCATCTTATGAAAAGAAAGTAGGTAAAGTTATGAGCGAGTTTAAAGCCGGTGACCTACATTCAGGTAGTAAGACAGGTCCAGATGTAAAGAATCCAAAACAGGCAATCGCTATCGCATTGTCAGAAGCTAGAAACGCTACTAAGAAAAAATAGGTGTAATCAACATGGCATACTCTGGTGAAGTTAGCACAACAGTTTTCAACGCAATAAAGGTGGTAGATCATGCCTTCAGACGTTGTCGTCTCCCTGCTCAGGCTATCACAGCAGAGATGCAAACTTACGCCTTAGAATCCCTTTATTTGCTGCTTTCTGACTTAGCAAACATTAAAACACCAAGCTGGTGTATTGAAAAAGTTATCCTGCCAATGTATGAGAATCAACCAATTGTAACGCTACCAAATGGCACAGTTGAAGTTCTCAATCTAAATTACAGAACCTTGCAACCGGTCACTGGCTCAGTGGTGTCAACCTCACTGGCTTACACGGTTAATTTCACTACACAAACCACTGTTGATACTATTGGTATTGAATGGAGCGCAAACGCTGTTCCTTTGACATTTCAAGTCAGTACCAATAACATTGTATGGGTTACAGTCGGAACGTCGTCTGATACTGCTACAGCAGGTCAAATAACATGGACAGACATCTCTGGTGCGCTGGCTTATCAATATTTTAGAATCACATCAACTTTGCCTATTTCTTACACCGCAATCACGATGGGTAATTTGCCGCAAGAGATCCCACTCGGTCAGTTGAATCGTGATAGCTATGTTAATCAAAGCAACAAAGTTTTTCCTGGTCGTCCGAGCAATTATTATTTTCAACGTGATCTGCCACAACCTGTAGTTAATTTATGGCCAGCACCGTTCTCAGCGGCAGAGCAAGCGCAATTGATCCTATGGCGGCATCGTCAAATAATGGATACGCAAAATTTACAGCAAGATGTTGAGATCCCACAACGCTGGATTAATGCAATTGTTGATGGGTTAGCGTCTGCGGTTGCCAGTGAAACACCGGCTGTTGATATGCAATTAATGGCTATTCTTGCGCAAAAAGCGGCTATGTCACTTCAACGCGCATGGGATGGCGATAACGATGGATCACCTATTCAAATTAATCCTGGCATTGGGGTTTATACACGATGAGCGTATTTCTTGATCCAAGTGGACAACCGACCTACGGTATTGCTATTTGTGGTCGTTGTTCGCGCAAAATGTTGTTGTCTGAGCTTTCACCGGATCCAAATTATCCTGGTTTGATGGTGTGCAATGAAGATCGTGATGAATACGACCCTTATCGTCTTGCATCGCGTAGACCAGATCAGATTGTGTTGCCGTTCAATCGTCCAGACACACCAATTAACACACATCCTGCTGGCGTTATTCAAGAAGCTGGCGATGAATTTTTTATTACCGAGGACGGTAATTCTTATTTGGAGATGTAAAGAATGTCTGACGTACCAAGCAATTTAATTCCAACGCGAATAACACAACTGCCGATTGCTCCCGAAGCATCCGAAGACAGTTTGATGATGATTGTCTATCAAGGCAACAATTATCAAATCAGAGTCGGAGATCTTTTGAGTGTTTCGGGTGTTCCTACAACACGTCAAGTCATTGCTGGCACCAGTTTAACGGGTGGTGGTCAACTTTCTAGCAATGTAACGCTTAGTGTGGCAAATGGTGGTATCACTAGCACACAGCTAAGTGCTACAGGTGTTACTGCTGGATCTTATGGTGATGCCACAAATATTCCTGTTTTTACTGTTGATTCAACTGGTCGCGTCACTGCCGCATCAACGATTGCCGCAACGATTTCTGGCTATGTTCCTGTTACACGACAAGTGGTTGCTGGCACTGGTTTGACTGGTGGTGGTGCGTTAAACTCCAATGTAACGCTTGCTGCTAATCTTTCTGATAGCACACCACTTGCGGGATTAACAACGGGATCGGCTGGTGTTGCCACATCTATGTCACGATCAGATCACAAGCATCCACAGGTTGATTTATCGAGTGCGAATGAAGTTGAAAATATTCTTGGTTTAAGTCACGGTGGCACTGCAAAAAGCATTGTACCGATGGCAGGTGCTGTCGTTTGGTCTGGTGCTGATGGTTTATACGTTAGTCCTGCTGGCTCTGCTGGGCAAGTTTTAATTTCTGGCGGTGCTTCTGCACCAACATGGGGATCAGCTCTTGTTGTGTCTGATCAAGCAGCAAACGTAGTTTATGCAGGTCCTGTAAGTGGATCCGCTGCACCAACAGCGTTTCGCGCATTAGTTAACGATGATTTACCTACTTCTAGTGTTACTGCTAATACTTACGGTTCAGCAAGTCTAGTTCCAGTTATTACAGTAAACTCTAAAGGTGTTATCACAAGCGTTTCTACGGCAAGCATTACAGCAACTGGAACTGTAACTAGTGTAGATATGACTGTGCCAACTGGTCTTGCTATTTCTGGAAATCCAATCACAACGTCTGGAACTTTAGCGTTAACATTTGCATCTGGTTATTCAATTCCAACGGACGCAAATCAAACAAACTGGACAACATCTTACACACAAACACAGCAATGGAATGGCGGTAGCACGAACTTAGTAGCGGCTACAGGCAGAACATCGCTGGGTGGTACGACTGTTGGTCAGAGCATGTTCACACTGACCAATCCAAGTGCTATTACGTTTCCTCAGTTTAATGCTGATAATACGGTAAGTGCTTTAGATGCAGCATCATTTAGAACAGCTATTGGTGCAGGATCTGGTGGCGGTGATGTTACTGGTCCATCAAGCTCAACAGATAACGCTGTTGCTAGGTTTGATTTGACTACAGGTAAAATCATTCAAAATTCAACGGTGACTATTGATGATAGCGGTGTTGTGTCATCATCTAAAGAGTTGATTGGTCCTGCGGCATCTGCTAATTTGACAAGATTTCCAAATGCGCTTGGCGTTGTTTCAAATACTGCTGCTGGAATTCAACAAAACGAATCCATGTACATTGGCTGGATGGCAGAAGCGGTTAGCGTTAGCACAACATGGGGAAGTGGTCTTTACGGTGCAGGATACACAAATGCAACTGGAAATGGACGTGGAACTGGAGTAACTGGTGAAGGTCATGTTTCGTCTGCAACAGATACTGGGGTGTGCGTTGGTGTGCGTGGTTACTCTAACGACACTCATTCTGGCAATTATAATATAGGTTTATATGGAGATGCATCTAACGGATCCTTTGCCACTTATGGTGGGAATGTTGCATTATTTTTAGCAAACGGCAATATTGTTACATCATCGGCATCAGCAAAAACATGGTACATGGGTGGTGATATTACTTTTGACGGTCAAGGATCTGCCAAGGTAGTAAGCGCAACAAATGGTGCAGTTATTAACGCAACAACAGCCACAACAGCAGCAGGTCTTTCTGCCACCTTAGCTATTGGATCTGGCGGTACAGGCACAACGCATGGCACAGACGGAGGTACATTCTAATGACAACAATTGAAGATTTAATAGACAAAATGTTTGAAAGCAGGAATGCTGCTCATATTGAACACTGGAAAACTAAAAATGGCGAAGTTCATCGTGCGCTTGGATCTTATTATGATGATGTTATCGAAATGACTGACAAGCTCGTTGAAGCGTATCAAGGAACGTTCGGCATCGTTGGTGATGTTGAAGGTGAGGTTGATGACGTTACGCGGTTAATACATGATGATATAATTTGGCTTAACGAAAACAGAAGCAAGATTGCAAAAAATATCCCAGCACTTGAAAATATTATTGATGAGTTGACTGGTTTGCACATGACAACGCTTTATAAATTAGAAAATTTGAGGTAAGACAATGTCACAAACAGGTTACACACCGATACAACTTTACCGTACTACAACTTCTGGTGCAGCTCCAGATGCCGCAAATTTAACTGCGGGTGAGCTTGCTATCAACATTAATGATGCTGATATGGCTCTTTATGCTGAAAATCAATCTGGCGTTGTTAAACGATTAATGAACAATCCTGCTGGCTTGAAATATCCAACAACGGATGGAACAGTTAACCAAATTATGGTTACTAACGGATCTGGTGTTTTATCGTGGGCTCCTGGTGCTTCTGGTACTTATTTGCCATTAGCTGGCGGTACGATGACGGGTGCAATTACGTTTGCGGCTGGTCAAACTATTGCTAACTTAGCATCTGGAAGCGCAGGTACAATTCCATACCAAACAGCATCGGGTACAACCGCTATGCTTGCTGTGGGTACATTAGGTCAAGTATTAACTTCTGCTGGTGCGGCTGCACCTACATGGTCTACACCTGCGGCTGCTACAAAAACCATTTCAAACAAAACTGGCGCATACACAATTGTATCGGGTGATTTAGGCTCAATCATCAACTGCACTAGCGGTACATTTACCGTCAGCTTAACAGCCGCTGCGTCATTGGGTAGTGGATTTACTTGCACTATTTGGAATACTGGCACAGGTGCGATTACGATTGACCCTAATGCGTCTGAAACGATTGATGGTGTTACTACGCTTATTTTGCAACAAGGCGAAGGTCTGGCTGTTGTTTGTAACGGCACAAACTGGGAAACAGACGATAAGAAACCTATGCGAGCGTATGCTGAAAATTTTACTGCGGCATATTCAAGACCTATTGCTTCTGGTAGCGAGTCAATTGCTATGGGTAACGGTTCAACTGCAAGTGGGGGAGCTTCAATAGCTTATGGGTATTCTTCTGTAGCTGGTTCAAATAACTCAGTAGCGTTTGGTATAAATTCTGGCTCACAAGGTTCAGTTACCGCAACAGGCGCAGGCGCAATGGCACTAGGTGGTTCTTACGCTTCTGGTGCAGATAGTTTCGCTGCGGCTATTGCGAATAATACGAGTAGTTATGGGGCAAAAGGAGCGAATAGTGTTGCTATAGGGGATTCTGCATTAGCATCGGCAGCTCACTCTATTGCTATAAATGGTTATTCAACTGCATCTGGGATTTATTCAGTAGCGATTAGCTCGTCGACGGCATCTGGGTTACGCTCATTTGCTGTAGGTAGTTCATGTGTTGCGGCTGGGACTGACTCAATTGCACTTGGTAACGCTGCTAAATCATCGCAAATTGGAAAATACTCTTTTGCATCAAATATCTTTAGTGCTGGCGGTGACGCACAAGCAGGTAAAATCGTTCTCCGTGCAGAAACCACAACTACAACAGCCGTAGCGTTAACGTCCGATGGTGGCGCTGCGTCAACTAATAATCAACTCATATTGCCAAATAATTCGGCTCACACGTTTTCTATATTAGTAGTGGCTAGACGTGACGGATATTCAAATTCAAGTGCAGGTTATAAGTTTGAAGGTATTATCGAGAGACTTGGTTCTGCGGCAAGCACAACATTAGTTGCGGTAAGTAAAACAGTGTTAGGTGAGGGTAGCAACGCAACTACTTGGGATGTGAATGTTGCTGCAGATACAACAAACGGGGGTCTTTCTGTAACAGCAACTGGAGCAGCGGCAAGTACAATAAGATGGGTGGCAGTCGTAGACACTTCTGAAGTATCGGGCTAATTTTTTAACATAAACAGGACTTAACAACATGGCTATTCAAATTGATTTACAAACAAGCAACTTCGGCATTCCTTTCGCTGGAGCTTATTTTCGTATCGTTACATCGTCTATTAGTCGTCAACGCAATTCACAATTTTCAGTGATGATTGACGTGGTAGGCTACGCGCAAAAACCAACTAACGATGATACTAAAGACATTGACTTCAGACGCTACCACACACCGCTTGCAGACATAGAAGCGCAAGCAGGGTCAACATTCCTAGAAAAGTCTTATAACTGGGTAGCATCGCAAGATGATATGTCTGGCGCGAAGGCGGTCTAATATGAACAAGCTCTTAAAAGCATGGAACTATATCCAAGCAAGATTAAAAGAGCCGTCAACACACGCGAGTGTAGCAGCACTCGCTACGATGGCGGGAATGAATATCGAAGCAGGACCTATTCATGATGGCTTGACTGCGGCTGGTGTACTCTTTGGTGTGGTGGGGTTATTTACTTCAGAAGGTAAATAATATGAGCGCATATTTTAAACCGGAAGAATTTGAGTGCCACTGCGGGTGCGGTGAAAAAGACGTTAACCCTAAGCTCGTAGAGCTACTTAACCGCATCCGTGAGTCTTTTAATAAACCTATTACGATTGTAAGCGGAAGAAGATGCAAAGCACACAACACGAAAGTGGGCGGTGCAAAGCATAGCCAACACGTTCTTGGCAACGCAGCCGATATTAAAGTAAAAGACGTACCGCCCAAAGAAGTGCAAGAATATCTCATGAAACATTTTGATGACGATTGCAAAGGTCTTGGACGCTACAATTCTTTTACCCATATTGATGTTCGTGAGGGTAAAATTGCTCGCTGGAATGGATAACATTTTTGTTTTTACATTCATTTAAAAGTATAATTCAATAACACAGGTGCATGCTGAATCAGCGGCTAATACGACAAAACATACGGAGTATTTATGAGCTACAGCATGACCTACGACTCTTTGCTCGTAGACGTTAGACGTTACCTAGAGCGTGGTTTTACGCAAGAAAGCGATCAAATTGTCTACGATCAACTTCCTAGACTCATCACAATGGGTGAGCGTCGTATTGCGCGTGAACTTAAAATTGAAGGTTTTATTCGCGCAGTCACAACACCGCTCGCGGCTGGTGTTAATGTCTACATGAAGCCAGATAGATGGCGTGACACTGTTAGCATGACTGTTGACGGTACGCCTATTTTTGCGCGTGCTTATGAATACATCAAAAATTACTGGCCAGATCCTGCTGAAACTGGAACGCCATCGTATTATGCCGACTACGATTATCAACACTGGATAATTGCACCTACGCCCGCAACTTCGCAAACATTAGAAATTTTATTCTATGAACAAGTGCGATTTCTTGGCGACGACTTTCAAACAAATTGGCTTACCGAGTATGCGCCAGACGTTCTTTTGTATGCCACACTGCTTGAAGCAACACCATTCCTTAAAAATGATGAGCGAGTGCAAGTCTGGCAAGGCATTTATGATCGTGCAGCACAAGCATTGAATGGTGAAGATCTTAAACGTATCATGGATCGCACAGCGAACCGGAGTGAAGCATAATGACAACATATACCGAAGTCTTCGGTGGCGCAAATATTTATCCAAGCGAAATAAGCTACAGCGCGTTAACGCTTACGGTTGATGTTACGTTAAGCTGGCCAACTGAAACCTCTGCTAGTAATAATCTTGCTACGCGAATTATCAACATTTCATCAGCAACCGCTGGGTTAAGTATATTTTTACCGGACGCTGCAAAAGCCGGTACAGGTGAAACAATCCTTTTTAATAATGTTGGTGCGCAATCAATTACAGTAAAAAACGCTAACGGTACGCAAATTGTCGTTGTTACTGCTGGCACACTGTGGCAAGTTTATTTAACTAATAATACCACAACAGCAGGCACTTGGGTTTCATTACAGTATGGTGCAACTGTTTCTGTTGCTAATGCGTCAGCGTTAGCGGGAACGGGTATTGTTGCTGTTGGATCATTGCTTTCACAATCTGTTCCTATTACTGAATTTAACTCAAATTACACTGCGGCTTCTACTGACCGTGCAAAAATGTTTAATTGGACAGGTGCGGCAGGAACATTATCACTGCCAGATCCAGCGGTGGTGGGTAATAATTGGTTTATTTATCTTAGAAACTCTGGCACGGGCGCAATTTTAGCTGATGCACTTGGCGTGACTTTGATTGATGGCACTGCTGGCATTAGTTTTCAGCCAGGAGAATCTGCGATCATCGCCAGTGACGGTGTAAATTGTTACACAATTGGCTTTGGTCAATCTGCTACGTTTGCATTTGATTACACGGTTATTGCAGTTGCTGGAACAGGGAATTATACGCTTACCGGAACAGAATTAAATCGTATTTCATACCGGTTTACAGGTGTTCTTACCGGTAATCGCGTCATTATTGTGCCAGCGACAGTTCAGCAATACTGGGTAGATAATCAAACGACAGGTTCGCACACATTTACGGTAAAAACACCGTCTGGTTTAGGCGTTGCCATAGGAACTGGCGAGCGTGCTATTCTTTATAGCGACGGTACTGATGTGCTTCGTGCTGATACTTTTGGTGTGTCATATCCAATCGCAGTGTCGCAAGGAGGTACAGGAGCAACAACCGCAGGTTCTGCATTAATTAATCTTGGCGGCACTTCGGTTGGTATTGGCGTGTTTACAGCGGCAAACGCAGCCGCAATTTGGTCAGTCTTAGGAACTGCTCCACTTGGGTCTATTAATGGTGGTACATACTGATGCCAGAAAAAACGATTGTATTAAAGTCAGATGCAGGAATTAAACGCGACGGCACCAAGTTTGATGGGAATAATTATACCGATGGACAATGGGTTCGCTGGCAACGTGGTTTGCCTCGCAAAATTGGCGGATATAAATCTACGCAAAAATATCTGACAGAAATCAGTCGTGGTTTTAGTAACTTTACGCAGATGAATTACATCTACTGTCACAGCGGAAGTCAAAATTATTTAGAACGTTTTACGATTGATTCAACCGGCAACAGTTCTGTTGTTGCAAACAGAACACCAGCAAATTCATATGCAACCGGCAGAGTCACATTAACAAGTGGATCATCCGGGTCAGTTGATAGCATCACCATAAATGGCGTTAACGCTATGTCTGCGCCTGTTTCTTATGTAACTAGCCTAACTGCAACAGCAACAGCAGTAGCGGCTAATATTACTGCTCATGCTGCTGGGTACACTGCCACAGCATCTGCTGGCGGCATTATTAATATTACAGCGACAACTGCTGGACCTACGGTAAATAATTTGCCGATTGTAACCGTCACAACAACACTTGTTGCAGTTTCTGGTGATATGAACGGTGGGTTTCTTGCGTCACAATTGCCAAACACACTCAATATGTGGATGTTTGATTATCAATATGATTCATCAACCAATCAAAATTATTTACTTGCGCACGTTTCACAAAATTTAAATTCCATTTCTAATGATACTGGTGGGTATATTTTCTTTGGAGAAGTGCTTGGCACCGGTCAACTTCAATATATTGGATTACCACCCGACGCAAACGCCACAGGCGGTATTGTGTCGCTTCATCCTTATCTTTTTTATTACGGCACAGACGGAATCATTGGCTGGAGTGTTGCTGGTGAGCCAACAAATTTAACAGATTTTGGATCCGGTGCAGGTCTTGCGCGTGTGTGGGGTCAAAAGATTATCAAAGGATTACCATTGAGAGCCGGTAGTGGAACTGCTCCTGCTGGTTTGTTTTGGGCATACGATGCGGTCATTCGTGCTACGTTTACTGGTGGCGCAACAGTATTTCAATTTGACGTGGTAGCAACAGACACATCTATTATTTCAGAAAATTGCATTGTTGATTACGATGGTGTTTTCTTTTGGGCAGGTGTTGATCGTTTCTTGATGTTCAACGGTGTGGTGCGTGAAGTGCCAAACACATTAAATTTAAATTATTTCTTTGATGGATTACAACCTAGGAATCGCTCAAAAGTATTTGCATTTAAAGTTCCTCGTTATGGCGAGATCTGGTGGTGTTATCCACGCGGTGATGCAACAGAATGCACACATGCTGTCATCTACAATGTGCGTGAAAACACATGGTACGACACAGAGCTTCCAGCTAACGGACGCGCTGCTGGATCATTTAACAACTCATTTGCTGCGCCTATTTTAGCTGGTGCAGTTGCTGGGTTAAATGCAGTAGGTGCGTCTGGAACAATTACATTAACTGGTGGCAGTTCTGGATCAGTAAATACAATCACTATTAACGGTGTTGCTATTATTTCTGCGGCTGTTCCGTATGACACCAGCTTGCTTATTACAGCAAATAATGTTGCTAATGCTATAAATCTTTATACGTCTACACCAGATTACATTGCAACGGTTTCCACTGTTAGCGGTAATCCTGTTATTACTGTTGAATCCAATACAGAAGGTCCTTACGCTAATGGTTTTGTTATTTCAGTGACTTCAACAACAATAACAACAACAACCACAAATTTATCTGGTGGAAGTTTTGCATATCGCGTTTGGGTTCAAGAGCAAGGTGTTGATGAAATTGATGGGCAAAACATTAATCCAATCAGATCGTATTTTGAAACGGCTGATTTATCGGCTGTAGCACAAGGTAACAACGAATTCATGCGTATTACACGCATTGAACCAGACTTTGTACAAAGTGGCGCAATGACCGTTCAAGTCACAGGAAGATCTAACGCTCGTGCGCCAGAAGTGTTTGGAACAACTTTTACGTTCCCAGAAACTGCGCAAGAACCTTGGGAGCAGATTGTTATGCTTAAAGAGCAACGTCGTGAGCTTCGCGTCAGATTTGAATCAAATGAGGTGTACGGTGATTATCAAATGGGTCAAATTATTGGACATGTGTCAATGGGCGACAACACGGTGATTTCATGAGCATCAGAGTCACACTCCCGACACATCTTACGCTTCGCGATTGGGCAGATCAGATTGCATTGGATTTTGATCCATACGGTGCGTTTGGTCGTCTTGAAGACGAAAACAACTGGCAAAACTGGGGCATGCAATTTGTCAACAATTTAACGCTTAGAGAAAACTTTCCGATCCCATATCAGTTTGATGACTGGCGTGAGTGGGCAGAGCGTTTTTGTCAAACGGTAGAATAATATGAAATACATCGGATTTGATCTTGAAGACGAAGCCGAAGAATGGGCGCGTGAACGGTTAGGTCTTGATAATCCACCCGAATTTTTTCGTGCATTCTCAGCAGTCAATAATGAAGGTGAGTTTGTTTGCGTTGTGATTATGACTAATTTTACGTCACGCAACATTGATTTAACCATTGCAATTGATAACAAAAAAGTTAGACCAAGAGAAACAATCGTCATGTTTAACGAGATCTTTGGATTTATTTTTAACAAACTGCATGTTGCTCGCGTTACAGGACTTCTGCGCGGAAAGAACACGCAAGCCAAGCGGCTAAATGAACACTTTGGCTTTCAACTTGAAGGCATCATGCGTAAATCGTTTGAAGATGATGATGATTTACATATTTACGGATTTTTAAAAGAAGATTACTACAGCCATAAATGGTTTAGAGGACAAACAAAATGAGCGAAATTAGAAATGTAATTATGCAAATGGCGCAGCAAGATCCGCGTTTCCAACAGGGAGTTTCCCAAATGGAAAAGCAAGTTGAGCGCATGCCAATTGTGCCAGAAGATCTTGATGATGCAATTGCAATGCTTGAGTTTGTTTTGCAAAACCCAGACAAATATGAAGAAGTGCGTGCGTCAGCAATTAAAGACGGATTGATTCAAGAAAATATGGTGCCTCCACAATATGACGTAGTGTTTATTGTGTCGCT